GGTAAACGTAATACGGGTAAATCAACTCTTGTTACTGATATTCTGTACCATAAAAAACATTTACCAGCGGGTATAGTTTTATCAGCAACAGAAGAAGGTAATCATTATTATCAACAGTATATACCAGATTTATTCATATACGGTGATTACGACAGAGAAGCTATTGAACGTGTAATGGATAGACAAAAGAGATTAGTTGGTGCGGGTAAAAAAAATTGTGGAGCCTTTCTTCTTTTAGATGACTGTATGTATGATTCTAAGTTTATGAAAGATACATGTATTCGTCAATGTTTTATGAATGGTCGTCATTGGAAGATATTTTTCATGTTAACCATGCAGTACTGTATGGATTTACCACCCGCACTCAGGGCAAATATAGATTATATTTTCATTTTACGTGAAAATATTATTCAAAATAGGGAAAAATTGTTTAAAAACTTTTTTGGTATTTTTCCATCCTTTGAGATGTTTAATAAGGTTATGGATTCGTGTACGGAAAATTACGAATGTTTAGTATTGGATAATACTTCTAAAAGTAATAAAATAGAAGATTGTGTCTTTTGGTATAAAGCAACACTTCGCAAAAATTTCAGGGTAGGTGCACCAGAGTACTGGCAAACACATAAAAAGATGTTTAACCCGAAACATGGTAATATGAAAGTGGGAGACCCAAATTCAGTTAAAAAGAATACACCATTTAAAGTAACGAAAAGAAAATGATAAGATCAATTGTTAAACGAATGTATACACCTATAAAAAATGCTAACACTGTCGTGTATCCAGCTTATAATGAATTTAAACCAGATGGTAGTGATGATGGGTACCGTGTTATGATTGATATATGTCATCATACAAAAACCATTTATTTAGATAATGATATGTGTGATTACGATAAATTAAATGATTTACCCAGGATCATAAAAACATTCGGGTGTTTGTATCCAAACTACACTCTTCAGGACAATAATGCGTAATCATTTAAAACCAAAAAACTATGTACATATAAATGGCGACAGACCTTAGAACGATGAATCTTTCAGACAACGGCGACGGTATGGTATCTATAAATAATAATCAAGGGACATCATTCGTGCCGAATATCCCCCCTGAAAAAAATGTGAGTGAAAATAAACAGACAATGGACTCTACTTCGATTTCCGATATTATGGGCCAAGCCGAGGAACCACTCGAACCACCAATGATGAGCGCTGACCCAAGAATGTCACAAATGCATATGCAAGCTCCAATGATGATGGCACAACAACAACAACCAGTAGGACAACAAACGACTGAAAAAAAATCTGAATCTAAAAATCCATTCAACCTTACTGATGACCAGTTCCAAGCACTCATTGTAGCTGTGTGTGCTGCGGTGGCAATTAGTAAACCAGTTCAAGAAAAACTCGCAAACTTCGTCCCATCGTTTTTGAACGACCAGGGACACCGAAGTGCAATCGGCTTAGCGTCGACCGGTATGGTCGCGGCGGTCGCCTTTTACCTTGCAAGAAAATACGCTTAAATAGCATTATAATGTTTATACATTCTCTTTCCAAAAATGAAATAAGAAACGAGAAATCCGAACAGTAAACCAACTGCGCGAAGTCCTAAAACAGTACTAGTACTCTTCGTAGTTTTACCATAATCTTTAAAATCCTTTTCAAACCTTTTGTTTATTTGGGAAATACCTGCAACCATACCCATACCCAACAACGTTGATATTATTAAAAATGGTGCATCTATAGCCAAACGACCAATTAAATTACCGCCACGTGGTAATATAGTGATGACTAATGGTGTAACGACCATGATTATAAACATGTTTAACCATTTATCATTTAAAAGTAGGGGAGCACTCGAAGACACGAGTAAAGTGTTCAGTAACAAATACGCTTTCATTAAATCACCAAACGATTGCATTTTATTAATACCAAACATTATTTATCCTGGACGTGTTTACCACAAAATTCAGTTTTTTGTGGTATTTCCTGGTATATCCCTAAAGAAACGCATATGGTTTTAAGTTCACTAAAATTTTTCCAGAATTCTTTACTGTGTGAATATTCGTCAACAGTACAGTGTGCGAGTTCGTGTAATAAAACATGGAATATTTCATTAGGTTCGCCATCGATGCATATACCTATACCCATACCCTTACTAACATTATATCCTATATACCCATTTGTATATCGATGTGCGGTAATTGGAATTTCTTTACATAACATTTTGAATTTCTGATTATTAGTCTCCTTAAGGTGTTCCCTGAGTGTCCTGTATTTTTCACGAACTTCAGATAATTCCCGTGGTTCCCTTGTGTTTATGAATAATAACACGTTTATGATAAGTAGAAGTATGGCGAGTATCATCTTATCATAAACATATATAAAAAATCGACGGTTCACCTCTTATATACAAACTTAAATTTACTATATAGATCCGAAACCGGGTTCCCTTTAAGATCTTCCCACAGTGTTAAAGTAAACCCCAAATCTTCCATGCGCGTAAAAAATATATCCTTGTGCGCTATAGGTTCGACCTTAGGTCCGTCGGCGTAATACGGCGTATCGGCTAAGTGGACGTATAACTTTTCACCGAACCTACCCGAACTCGTATGTTTCATTAGAAAATAGTTTCCTAACTCGTCTTTTACGGGTGTATTCATGATAATCTTATCTGAATTCGGTATGATCCCTATGAATTGACCACCAGGTTTCAGTCTATTTTTAATTGCTAATAAAGACGTCTCGAATAACTTGGGTGATTCGAATATATAGTGCAACGCAAAGTTATAACACACGACGTCGTATTTCCTTTGTGGACATGCAAATATATCACCTTCATAAAAGTTGACGCGTATTTTCATATTTTTAGCACGAGACTTAGCCTCCTTAAGTGATTCTGGATTCGGTTCACACATGCTTATATTAGCCCCCGCGTGTCGCCACTTTTGGAGATCACCACCGAATCCACATCCTACATCCAAAATACTGTCGCCTTCGCGGGTAGCCGATTGGATGAGGAGACGCTTAGACTCATTATGGTACTTACGTATCTCCTCCATTTATTTATATTAGCGTTTCTTTTTTAAATGGAGTTATAACCGAGACTTGATTCTCGGTACCGGACGTCATATCATAACAAACCCGATATCCTTAGGTTTAATTTCTTCGTTAATTTTCCAATTCCAAAGGTAATAGTGGTTGTACCCCGTACCTTCCATGAACTTGTGTTCACGAAGTTCATCGTCATCTACACCAACATTTACACAATTATATACATCGAAACCTCGGTTACGCGCCATGATTATAGCATCTTTTAAACAGTTACCTACGTTATAGAACGTGTATGCCTGTTTTATGGTTTCACCACTCTGTTTATGTACATAATCCAAACTATAAAAAGTGGCGAATTGATCTTTTTCATCGCTCAGGTATGTGTATACGGTATCTTTACGTGGGAGAATCCAGTGTCTAACGTAAGATTCATCGATATTAAGTGAAAGTTTAAACTTTTTTAAATGTTCTTGTAACATTTTTGTAACTCTAGGTATATCATTTTCATTCATTTCCCTAAACTGTGACGTACCTATAATACGATATGCTTGTTCTCTTGCGTCAGAAAACCGAAGTTTATTAAGTTTATTAACATTTATAAGTCTATGCCAATACGTGACTTTAGCTATAGGTGTAGGTAAGTGTTTTACGACTGTATATACAGCTTGCCACCTATTTTGTAAATTCATACGCCTTTTGAGTTCGCCTATAAGAATGGGTGTAAATTTGGTATCTCTGAGATGTTTAGAAACACACAAAAAATTTATTTGAAGCATTTGAATTATTTTTTTATTAACACAAACGTCTAAAGGTATACCTGATATAAAAGCAATAAGTTTATTACTTTCCTTTTCACGAATAGCAAGGTTCCATTCATCGCGGTACCCCGGTGGGTATAGTGTCCATTCAATTAAATCTTTCGAGTACCTGAATTCGAAAAAATCGTCTTGTATATAATTCTCTTTTAGAAATCCACATAATTCATATACAGTACACGAACCCCATTCATATCCTTCAGGTAACGGGTTTTTTTCGTACCTAAGTTCTCTCGATGAATTTATTTCACCATCATTTTTAAAAACAACTTTATCTTGAGGAACAGGTTGTTTATTCCAGAATTCGTGCAT